GCAACATGGTATTTAGCGCTTGCCATTGCAGTAATAACTACAATGCTTCCTGCCAAACCGCCTTTAGTTGTGCCGTTTTGTGTAAAGGTGTCATTAGATGCGCCAGAGATAAAAGTCTTACCTGCTGCACTGTCGTCAATACCGGTATAAGCGCCACCGACAAATTTGTCTGTGCCATCGGTTGTGATGTCCATGTCAGTTGCTGCTGTTACGACAATAAAAGTGAATTGTGCACCTAAATTACATAATTGGTTTGGATCCCCTTTATCCGTAGGTTCTGTAACAACAATGCTAGGAAGTGTAAACACCCCGTCCGCATCATTACACAGTAATACCTTACCGGCATGAGAAGCCACCGTTATGGTTGTGTCAGCCGTTAAACTAACAACAGAGCTATAGCCTGCACTTATAAATCCAGCGAGGGATCTTACAGGTCCTGAAAAGGTTGATTTTGCCATAATTTTTTCTCCTGAAAAAATAAGTCCTATTGTCTTGGCTTGTCTGCTAGGTCAGTCGATAGGACAAGGTTATCCCTAGATACAACAACTATATTACTTGGAAAAAATACAAAAAGAAAGAGAAAGTGTGCCGGGTTGAGTAAGAAACCCCCGGCGAGGTTCCATATTTAGCTTTATGCTCCGGGGCTGCCAAAGACTGCTCGGGGGTCAGACCACCCAAACGAATATCTTTCGCGTGCCTTATATCGAACATTACCAGTATCGAAGTCTGCTTCCATTGAAGTCTTGATTGGCGAACGGTTAAACATTTTGAAACCGTTTGGACAATCAGTCTTAATGAACCAGGCATCGGTATCAGTAAGATAATGATTCACTACATAGCCTTCAGGGACCATGCCCATATTCTTAATAGCGTTTATATCATTATCAGAAGTTCCTACACGACCAGGTGTTTCCATGAGCCTATCAGCGGTGAACTGTAGTTCTTTAGGGATAATTAGTTTCATTCCTTGAAGTGCTACTTTTAGTCCACGCTCATCTGTAAATGCTGCAATGTCAATCAGTGCTTGCTCTAACGAAGTTTCGTTAAGGTCAGCAGAGGTAGAAAGTTCATTACGCAAATTAGCGCCACCCACAGTTGGGTGGTCTGTTGCGCAAAGTTCTTTACCGTCGCCGCCTAAATAACTTGTGTTAAAGGCTCTGTTTAAGACAGATGCTGCTTTTACTTGCTTAGTGTTTGACATACTTCTTGCAAGCGCACGAGTGTATCTTGCTGACAATTTGTCATAAAGATTATCCTCGATAGCTTCTTCAGTAATTGAAAACGCTAAAGCAATGGTTTCATGGGTATACCTAGAGGTAAAGGCTTCTTGTGCTGAGTCGAATGCTACACCTGCTCCTTCAGATTTAACGGGTGCTGCATCGAAACCGGTAAGCATAACTTCTTCTTCAAAAGCGCGGTCACTTGATTCAACGTCATAAATTGCTTCATGTTCGTTGTCATATCTACCGTACTCTAGTCCAAAGAGAGCATTCAAGCCAGGTAGCAATTCTTTTACGAGTTGCGCTCTACTTATTGCCATTATCTATACTCCTTAAGTTCCAGCCACAGGACCTCTGTAAGCGTGCTCATTGATTATTACAACCAAATTTGCATTATCCGCTGTGAGATCTCCGTTAGAATCATCTTGAACCACACCAACAATCTTAAGCTGTAAAGCTTGAGTTGTGGCGATTGTGCTTGAGTCGAGCTCTCGAGTGCTTACGCCCGTAGTCGTACTACCACCAATTCCGTCGGTATCAGCATTTCTACCTATACAGGTAACAGCCGATGCGCCGTCTGCTTGTACAACAAACATTTGATTAGGGTCGTCATAGATGAATACATCTATAGCGCCACTTCCGAGTGCAGTTGTGCTTGCAGGGTAGTAATTCGAAAACGTAGGCTCTCCGCTGGAATTAACATAGTAACAATGTGAAAACACACCAACTATGTTAGCTGAACTAGCCGCTGCTCTGTTAATATATCCGCCTGCGAATATGCACAAGTCACCTTGAAAGATGCTTGTACCGTATCCGGAGGGATCAATACTATACTTATTAGCTTGCTGTACAGCCGAACCAACATTAAGTCCTTTATACGGACGAAGCCCGAAGGCTTTATCTACGTTAGCCATTTTTATTTAGTCCTCTAAATAAGATGATATTAAATTACCGATAAAAGTTAAGCCTTATCAGCCGCTCTCTTACCGCCCAATGTTACACGAGATTGCCGATTTGGTTTAGAAACCGACATAGAGGGATGTGATCCGTCTCTGAAGTAGTCGTTGTCAACAGCGTCCATTTGTCCCTCAGTTTTGAGATTAAAATGGTGAGCTCTTTCCTCGACCGTTTCTTCAGGTATACGAGCCAATATCAGCCCTCCTACCCCAATACATCCTGCGTGTTTACCGTCTTCAATGGTGGGAGCTTCGAAGTCCGGATACTCATCTGCTCTCACAGGTTCATATCCTTCACGGAGTCTTGCTGACATATTCTTCGTGTCAGATTGTCCGCGGACATCGGTTCTTATCCACCTATGTCGATAGCCTTCAGGGGGCGGGGGTGCATCCAGTGCGGATGGTGGAGACCATGGTTTACGTCGAGCTTGTTTTTCTCTTGTATTGGTCTCGCGTGAAGCGCGAGTGTTGTCTTCTGTTTTTTTAGTCATGCTTTACTCCTTCACGTGTTTTGCATACTCTTCTAGTGGCACACCTAATTTCTTGGCAATAGCAACCTGTGATGGTGTGAGTCTCACAGTGTTCTTGCCGCGCCCTCTTTTCGCACTGCGAGTTGCAGAAGCGACCGTTTGGGCGGGACGTGTGTCTATTTCAGTTTCAGTAGCTTCTCCATTAAACTTATGGGGAAACTCTGCCTTCATTCGTTTATCTATCTCATCATAATACTCATCTTCACTGGCGTCAAACCCTTCTTCCTCTGTTAATTGCCTGTGAATTACAAAACTGGTCATGGTCATGGCGGTATCGTTACCAAACCAATCGTTTTTCTCTGCCCATGCTTCCGCTTTTGGGTCCGGTGGTGCAGCCTGTTCGTTTGTAGGGTTGTTCGCAACAGCTTGACCCAGTGTAACCGTAGACACTGCTTCCCGTTTCTTTCTTTGTTGATTTAGGCCTTTAAGGTTTTGTGCTTCAACAGCGAGTCGCGCCAGTTTTTGTTGCGCTTCGACTTGTTTTTCAACATCGTCCATTTCGGTCGCTTGTCTAAGGGTTTGCTTGGCTGCTTCCGTCTCTGTGGTAATGCGGTTTGCAAACTCTACAATATAGTTTCCATCCAAAGCAGTGTTCTTAGTTTTAAGCCCTTCGTTCTCTTTTTTAACGCTTGCGGCAAACTGTGTCGCCGCCTTCTCTCTGCGCTCCGCTTCTCGTAGTTTAGCGGTGAGCTTATTAATCCGTGTCTTTACGTTCTTGCTGTAGTTCTCAAGTTCCTCTTCTTTGTCTTCCTGAACTTCTTTAACGTTAATTTCAGGGACCTCTTCTTTTTCGTTCTCTAAAACTTCGGAGATTTGAGCGCCGTCTTGTGGTAGTTCGACGTCAACAGCGGGGCCCGAAACATCCAGGTCCACCATTTTTTCTTCGTCAGTTCTTGTCAGTTCTTGTGCTGGCATGATTTTTTCCTCATGTTAATAATTATGCAAAATTGCTTCTGGGTCTTCTACTTTAGCGATGATTTCATCGTCGTTAAGAATTTTTACTTCGCCGCCTTCTATATCAAAACGAGAACCGGCATATCGTCCAAACAACACCCAATCGCCGTCTTCGCACCAAGGACCTGTTGGAAATTTTTGTTCGTCTTGGTACGCCAAAGGGCCAACCTTTAATACATAACCGAGGACCGTGGACAGTTGTTGTCGTTCCACTGTTTGTTCTGTGAGATAAATGCCGCCTTCTGTTCGAGTTTTTCCGCGATAGGGAAGAATGAGTATTCTCCACCCTGTTGGACTAGGCAACTGGCTTAATAAATCGGAGGAAAGTTTTTCTGGATTGAGCTTTTCCTCATCCGTTTTCTTTTCTCCAATCTTTTCGTAAGCTTTTTCTAAAGGCGCTTTACTAGCCTCTTCTTGCGCCCACTTCTCTTCAAGGGCGGTGGTGGCGTCACTCACAGTTTTATTCTCCTGATCTTTCTAGTAACGTATCTATTTCGGCCATAACATAAGACAAGGCTTCTGTCTGTCCGGTTAAATTGCGATA